TCAACCTCAACCTGGGCAATCAATTGTTCCCCGGGGAAATCTAACCAACGGGCATAAACACCGGTGCCTTGTCCGGAAGTGAAAGCACCAGATCCCATAAGCTGGTTAATTTCGGGCAAAGTAATTTGAAGATATGTTCTATAAGCCAAATCACCATTTCGACTTATAGTACATTGGACACGTCGGCCAAAATCGGCTTGTCCATTAAAAGTTTGTTCTATTGATTCTATGGCAAAGTTAGTATAACGACGATACGTCACTTTCCAAAAAGTAATTTGCGGATTTCCAGTAAGATAGACGTCTTGCGCGCCGTAAGCGACCAATTGCATTAAACCACCTCCCATTTTATATTATCCCTAAAGAAAAAAATTTTTTGAAAATTAAATTAATTAAAATTTTTAATTAATTTTTTATTTTTATTCAAAAAAAAATTATTACGATAATACTTTATTTATATCGAGATTTCCATTCACGAATCGAGCTAAATAAGTTTCAATAAATACTTCTTTGTCATCATTATGGTTTTTGGTAAATACATAATTACTTTCTTTCTTTTTAACAGACCATCCTTGATCCAACGCATTATATATAAATGCCATTTTTTGAAACGTAATTTTATCAATCTGAATATTTTTTTCATCCATCATCTCCATTTAATTTAAAACACTAAAAACAAATTATAAACAATACCGCAAAAAAAATGTTTATATTTTATTTTAAATTTAAATAAAATTTAAGTTTATTAAATATGCCTACATTTAAACCAAAAGCTACAAAAAAAATAAAAATAAGTAAAAAAAATGCAACAACTTTGGACGGAAAACATTGTGAATTTATAAATGAATTTTTCAAAGATGAACATGAGAAAATTCCTAAACTAAATAAGGAACGAAAAGAATTATTATTACAATTAAATAATGAAACGTTGATTGAAGTTAAAATGGAAATTAAAGATAGAATTGCTGCAATAACTGAAACAATACATTCATTAAAATATAAAAAACGGGATTATTTATTGGATAATTCGAAATATATATTTGAATATTTCGAAAATAAAAAAAATATTTCAAATGGTGATCCAGTCGAATTAATGACAAAAAATAAAATTTTAGATAATTTTTTTAAAATACAAAATAATACAAGCAGCGAAGACAATCTTAATAAAAATATTGTTCAAAAATATTTAAGTAATGTAGATGATTCATTTTTAGATATTAATTTATTTATCAGACCGACCGATGTCTGTCAATATTGTTTCAAGGGCGAACTTATTCCGCTGGACGACGAGAGTGTGTTAATTTGCAACGTTTGTTATAAAAATGTGCCATATTTAATAGAAAATGATAAACCGTCCTATAAAGAACCCCCAAAAGAGGTTTGTTTTTATGCATATAAAAAAATAAATCATTTTAAAGAAATATTGTCACAATTTCAAGGAAAAGAAACTACTCAAATAAGCGCGGCTGTTATTGAAAATATTAAACAACAAATTAAAAAGGAACGCATACAATACGATCAACTAACACATTGCAAAACAAAAGAACTTCTTAAAAAATTGGGTTATAATAAATACTATGAACATATTGCATTTATAAAAAATAAATTGGGAATTCGTCCAGCAACGATGGCGCCAGAATTGGAGGAAACGCTTTGCAATTTATTCATGGAATTGCAAGGACCATATTCGAAAAATTGTCCAGATTATCGCGTAAATTTCTTGAATTATTATTACGTTTTATTTAAATTGTGTGAACTTTTAAATGAAACCAAATATTTGGATGATATACCTATGTTAAAAGACCGAGAAAAAATTATCGAACAAGATGAAACCTGGAAAAAAATGTGCGAAGAATTAAATTGGGAATTTATTGCAACTATTTAAAGCCCTCCTGGAAATCCTACCAAATTGGCGCCTAGACCAAATCCTGCACCCGATCTCATAGTTACACCCATGCTTGGAATATACATATCAAGAATGCTAAATGTTGCAGCTGCAGTCAAAGCCAATAATGCAATTTCCTCCAATTTCAACGATTGTTTTGGTATAGCATAAGCCGCAATAGCGACTATAAAACCTTCAATCAAATATTTAATAATACGTTTTAAAATTTCAGTCAAATCAAACATTCCGTTCATTATATAATAATATTAAGAGAAAAAATATTTTTTTTTAATATTTTATCAAAAAAAAAACTTAGACAAAATAGCACATTATTATAAAAATGACTAAATATGAGAAAAAAGTAAAGAATGGAAAACATAATCCTAAATTTGTTGATTTGTTAGAAGTTGATAAATCAATTGCTGGACAAAATTTTGGGTGTTTTTCATTTGTTACTCCTGAAAAAATCATAAAACAAAAAGAATTGTTTTTTTTCCAAGAGTTCCTAAAGAAGTGGGATTTTACTAAATCGATGGAAAAATTTGCGCAGTTTTTAAATTTCTTATCCTTTAAATATAAGCTATCTTTGGACGATCTTATGAAAGACTATGAAGAATTTGTTAAAGAAGAAAATGAAATATTGGTGAATGCTTCAATCGAAGATGATTATAAAACGTTCATGGATAGAAATGAAGAACAGCTCGATAAAAAATTTAGTATTGATCATAATTTTCAAACATCGGTTAAAGGATTTAAATTTAGAGGAACGTATCCAACGCAAGAAGAAGCCGAATTAAGATGCAAAATGTTGCGAGAGGCTGATCCGAATTTCGATATATTTGTTGGTCCAGTCGGGCAATGGTTATGCTGGGACCCCGATGCCTATAAAACAGGACGAACTGAGTTTATGGAAGAAGAGCTCAATCAACTTATGCACGAAAAACATAAAAACGAGGCATTTGCAAAGACCGCATTTGATCAACGATTAAAGGAAAGCAAACAAAAGGCTATGGAAGAAAATATTAAGAGTGCTGAAAAAACTGGAAATGCGCTTACCCAAACAATTGACGATGATGGAAATTTGATTGGCCTTAATACACAAGAAAATACTTTGAGGACGAATGAGAATCTAACAATTTCAGATATTCGCAAAGAGATGTTCGAAGGCGAAAATGTTGTTATTGGTAAAACTGATAATGGTCGAAGTCAATTATTGAGTGGACCATTCGCAAATTAATATTAAAAATAATCGCTGGTAGTGTCTTCTTGGTACGGATCGCCATTATAGTCGTCATCATCATTCAATTCTTCGCGCCAATCAGACTGGTTATTATATTCCCAGTCAGGGCGTAACGCATCTCTTTGTCTTGTTATTGGAGGCATATCGACAGGATCGGGGTCGGTGGAATAACGACGACTATTATAATTTATCGGTATAATTGATTTTAACGCATTTTGTCGCGAATTTGTTTTAATTGGTGTTCTATAGGTTGATGCAGAGTCTTTATCTATTGCGTTTTCGTAATTATTTCTAAAATTTCGGATCTGTTGATTCGATCTTTTTTTATTATTGGTTCGTGTTAGATACTTTCTAATTTTTCGCAACCACGGATCATTTGGATTTGATATTCCTTCTCTCTGATTATCGTTGTTAATAAATGCGCCTAACTCGGCCATTTGTTTTTCGTCAGGCTCAAATTTTTCTTTATAATATTGTTCAACTTTATCAATTGGACTTAATGTATAATGATGATGTTCAAGTTCGTAACATTTTTTTAATTTTTTTTTAAAATCCTTATATTCATTAGATGATTTATTTTGCGTCGCGCGTTTGAATTTATTATAATATTCTGGCATATTTGATTCGCAGTCTTGAACTTGTGCATTTTTATATGTTTTTCCAAAAAAATTTAAATTTAATCCGCCTTTTCTATTTTTTGTTTTCCTCGACTTTTTCGATTTTTTCAACTTTCTCAATTTATTTGATTTTCCGCGCATATATTTATAAACCTTTTAAAAAATTTATAAATATATTTTACCATTTTGCCTTTTTGACCGAAATTTTTGGTCCTTGACCTCGCTTTTTAATATTATTTGGATCATATTGCTCTTCTTCATCATCTGAACCGATTGATTTTGATAGTTCCCAAAATTCTTTAGATCCTAATTTAAAATCATTATGATTGTCTGCTTTATACCAAAATACCTGATCGTGCAATTTATTAGACTTGCAATTATTATTAATTACTAAACATTCATAATTTTCAGTACATTGGTCCATAACCTGGCTGAATGATTCAAATGTAGGAAACATTCCCGCATAATTTTCATAAATTCGTTTTCGATTTGCAATATAGGGTTCTCTTAAAATAAATACATAATCAATATTTGTACGCAAAGTAGGTGGTATTCCTAATGGATATTGCATCGTTATAATTAACATGATTTTCCAATGACGGCCATTCATAAATAATAATTTCATCATTTTATCGCGCGCCCATGTATTGTCATAAAGACAATCATCTAAAATAACAAATGCGCGCGGATCAATATTTGATCGTTTGTAGGTTTCAACTTCCTTTTTAATTTGTTTCATAACTTGTCGTTGTCTTTTCAAAATATTTTCAATAATCGCGGTATTATATTCATTATGAATAAAAAGTTTCGGAACCAATTTACCATAAAATCCGTTACCTTCTTCTGTGCCCGCAATGACTGTACCAATCGGTATATTTTGTTGATAATACAATAAATCCCGCACTAAAAATGATTTACCCGTATCACGACGTCCAATTAAAACAACGACTGGTCCTTTAGATTCATCAGGTTTAAAACTAATACTTTTCATATCAAATCTTTTTAATTCTAAAGTCATTAAGTATATAGCGCATTTTTAAATTGTGCAAAAATACGCTAAAATATTAGGGAAAATATTAAAACAAAAATAATAAGTTAAAAAGATATTATTTTTGTATATTAAAATAAAAATGAGCATCGTAGTTAATTATGAAAAACGTAAAAACACAAATTTATTTCAAGATTTAGAAATACATTCGGATATTAAACTAACAAATGTTCAAAATTATTGCCCTATATACAATAAATTTTTTATACTTACCGAAAATAATTGCAATAATATCAATTTAAATAATGACTTATATTTGCATAAAGTATTGAAAACTCCAGCTGAAAATAAAATGTATTCATGCATATTAAAGAACAACGATCCTAAAAAGGATAAAAATGAAACCAAAAATGTTTTTTTTAAAATGGCGCCTTTGTTAGATCCATTCAAATATATATTGGGAAAATATGAAACAAATTCGACTGAACATTTGCCAGCATTCAACGATTTAAATCCCAGCGTGCATCCTAAATTATTAGATGCCAATAATTGTGCATACGTTGATGGATTCTTCACTTTTTTAACTAGCAAGTTATTACATTCTCACGACTTTACGCACGGGATTGATTTTTATGGATCATATTTAGGCATAAAGAATGACTTTATACTTGATATTTCAGATGATATTGAATATTTGATGCAGTCGGCATTTTTTAATAAAAATAAGGATACTTTATTCACAATTACTGATTTTTCGCACGTAATTGATAGTCCTAAAAAACTAAAACCAATCAAAATAAGTTCATTTGCTTCAAATATATCTATACATTCAATTGAAGAAAATGATATGTTTAAAAGTATAGATTTGAATGAGTTAAAAGAAATGTCACTCGATTTAATTGATTTAACTAATTCAGACATGGTAATAACATCTGCGCATAAATCTAGTTTAATATCGACCACAACATGTTCATCTAGAACGTCGCATACAGATATTGATGTAAATGACGAGGAAGAATGTAAAGATGGAGAAGAATGCAAAGATGGAGATGATAAAGAAGATGGAGAAGATGGAGAAGATGGAGAAGATGGAGAAGACGGAGATGATGGAGAAGGCAAAGAAAAAGAAGACGATGGGGATGACGATGATTGGGAATCCGAACCTGATTACGGCGTTCTTGAAGCAACAATTCCAAAATTACCAGTTCAAGTAATTGCCATGGAATATTGTGATGATACATTC